ATGGGACTCTTCTGATAGTCGGTGCGACCATCGACCTTTGACCCGAGGAGAGATCCACAGTTGATCGGCACAAATTTCTTGAAATGCGTCCGACCTCCCGTGGTCCCCTCTATCCATAACTCAGAATCGACAGTGAACACTCTTGGGTGGAAATAATTTTTGCCCACGGACTTCTTAAGTCCGAATTGAGTGATCACCTTTGACCAATGGTCATAGTGACTCTGAGTCGTCTTAAACAGAATGTCATCACCGTGGATGAGACAGGGAACCTGTTTGACCGTAAAGGTCTTCCCGTAGTGCTCTTCCAAGCTGACCCAGTAGGCTACAAAGTTAATAACGCAGAGAATGGGAAAGGATAAAACCGAACCCATCAGTTGTCCGTTAACTTGTTGCACGGGATCGATGTCAGTCCATACTGGATACTGCACGATCTGTTCGTACAACTCGGCTCGATAGAGCCGCTTGCAAGCCTCACTGACTTTATCTTTTGACACATTTGTTAAGAGTGTCTCAAGAGCAGCCTTGGTGTGATGAATCGAAATGGAATCCGTCGCGGACTTGTAATCACCTGAGCACCACCATAGTGGCGCGGTGTTGTCCTGTTTGCGATGGAATCGTTCACACTCGCGATACAGTCGATTTACCAATCTGGCATCGCTGTTCGCCTTGTTGAGTGAGAACTGCCAACGGCCGTCCAGGCAGTCGGCCATTTCCCTTTGTAGGGACTGACTAAGCCACTTTCTGTGGCATGGTCCCTTTGTGATAGTGCGGAGCTTTATTGGCTCAACACACCCCTCGACCATGACTTTCCGATTCTTCGGATCGTCCTCCTTGTAGAGAGACATAACGTCCCCCCAATCTGGGGAGTAGTTTGTCCAGTTTCGATAGATCTCTCCAGCTGGATTGATCATCTTCTGGGGAACGGTGGGTTCCCTCTCCTTGGCTGCCGCGTAGGCAGCCATGTTGTCAGGAGCAGGCCAGGCCCAGAACGGGTCAATCCTCGTCCTGGTCCGCCAAAAGGCGTCCACCAAACCTTTGTCCTGGAGCATTCTTAGAATTTGCTCGTTGACAATCTTGGCCTGTGTGACACGCTCTCTGTGGTCGAAAACTTCGTTAACCTGATAAGCATAATTGCTTCCACCCCCTTCCTTGCGGCCCCACTCAAGAGTGGCCGCAGGTCCGGGAGGCTTGAAAAGCACAGGTTTAAACCTGGACCATTTCCCCGGTACGATTTCTTTCGTTTTCCGGTCGACATGGTCTCCCCACCGCCCGTGATTCCATATTTCCTGGTACTTGGCGTAAACACCAAGGTCGGGATCTGTGTTGATCGGGCAGGGGGTGCTCATGGTCACTCGATGCTCCTTAAATGCATCGATGATGAAGTCTTTCGAGATGGGTTGGCACGCCTTCTTCACTCCTTGAAGGAGATTGAAGGCATTTCGGTAGTTGCGTACATCGCGGGTGCTTGGAAGGCACCGTTGATGCATGAATCTCCGGAACTTACCACTGAAAAACACTGGGACCCTGGCGCCATCGGGCGTTGGAGGTAATTCCTCACCCAGGATCTGAGACATCGGACCAGCGGTGTAATACTTGATCCATTTGACCTGTTTGCTCTTTTCTTTGCAAATCAGGTGCCTGAATGGCGTGGTCGCCGTGTGGAAGTCGAACATCCTAGCCTTTGGGTAGGAGTCTTCTATCACACACAGATACCCACAGCAGAAGTCTGCTGCGGCACGCCACTGTTCCAGGT